ATTTACTGTCAACGATACATATACACTAGGATAATATATGGGCCGTCCTTTATATACTAATAACGCAGCCACTTATTTGGCTTTTGGAATAACCAATACAGCAACAACAATGCAGGTGTCTGCTAATGCTGGAGGATTATTCCCAAACCCAGTTGGAGGAGATTATTTCTACGTTAGCTTAATCAGTCTAAGCGGCCCAATCATTGAGATTGTAAAGTGTACTGCACGTAACGGTGATATTTTTACTATTGAGCGTGGACAAGAAGGCACAACACCTTTGTACTGGAATACTGGCGATAACGTACAGTTGCGTATTACTGCTGCTGGTTTAAATTATATTGTTTCAAGTAAAGATACAGTAACCATTTTTGAAGAATATCAAACGGCAACGCAAGGACAAACAATATTTACTATTAGTTCTTTTTCTTACATAGTTGGAGTAAATTCTTTATCTGTTTATGTTAACGGAAGTAAACAAATTAAAAATCTAAATTATGCAGAAACATCTACATCAGTAGTTACATTTAATTCTGGATTAAATGTTGGAGATGTAGTTGAATTTGTTTTTGTAGAAAATATATATGGCTAATATGCTTTTCGCCAACAACTGTAATACTACTTTAGCTAGTAGTCTTACTAGTGGTGCAACCTCAATGTCGGTTACATCTGCGACAGGCTTTCCTTCTCCTACTGGAGTTCAATATTTTTATTGCACATTAGCTGATGCTGCCACTCAAACAACTATCGAGATTGTTAAAGTTACTTCTGTAACAGGAACTACTTTTGCTATTACTAGAGCACAGGACGGAACATCTGCTACAGCGTTTGCTGCAGGTGCTGTGGTGTCTCTTCGTTTAGTTCGTGCAAGTCTTAATGACTTTCCAAAGCTAGATGAGACAAACACATTTAATGCTGACCAAGCTATTAGCGGTCAATTAACCTCTTCTGCTGGGTTAGCAACCACAGGAACATTTACAGCAACTGCTCCTAGCGATGGTCTAGTAATGGACTACGCAACTGGCTTTGGTCGTTTTAGTGCTTTTGCTGGAGATGGTTTCCAATGGTATAACGCTGGTATAGCCAATACCAAATTGATGCAATTATCTTCAAGTGGAGCAATTACAACAGCTACTTGGAATGGTAATACTGTAGGAGTTGCCTATGGTGGAACTGGTGTAACAGCCTCTAGCGGTGCTAATTCTGTCGTTTTAAGAGATAGCAACCAAAACGTCTTTGCGAATAACTTTATTCCAAATACAACAACTACTGTTGCGTCTTCTACACCAATCAACTTAACTGTTGCATCAGCACAATATCAAATTGTTACAGGTTCTGTTACATCTCAGACATTTAATATGCCTGATGCAACAACTTTGACAGTTGGTGATACATATTACTTTAATAACAATATTACTTATTCTTCCGTTCAAATTAATGCTCATGACGGAAGCACATCATTATTAGCACTACAAGCTGGCGGTGCTGCTCATTTAATTCTATTAACCAATAGCACTTCAAACGGAACTTGGGATGTCCATTCTTATATTCCTAGCACAGTATCTTGGGGTACTGCAACTTTAAACTTTAATAGTTCAAGCAGTATTTCAGGTTCAGTATCTTGGCAAGGTAACGTTATTTCGGCTACCTATGGTGGTACAGGCGAAGCTGGTACGTTAACTGGTATTCTTTATGGTAACGGAACATCTGCCCATACTGTAGCCACTACTGCACAATTATTAAGTGGTATTGGTACATTACCAGTAGCTAATGGAGGTACAGGATTAACCACTCTTACTGCTGGTTATATTCCTTATGGCAATGGAACAAGCGCATTTAACTCTAGTTCTACACTAACATATAACGGAACAACTTTATCTGCTGGTAATTTTGTTCCTTCTAGCTCTAGTATTCCGTCAAATGGAATATATTTACCATCAACAAATTCTTTAGGATTTTCAACAAATAGCACTTTAGCTGCAACAATATTTTCTTCAGGCGGTATATCTATTGGTAACACTACAGACCCAGGAGCAAACAATTTATCTGTAACTGGTACTGGAAAGTTTGGTACAACTGTTGGTGTTGGAGCAGCTACTCCTGCTGCTTCAGGTGCTGGCGTTACATTTCCTGCTACTCAATCTAATTCTACTGATGTAAATACATTGGATGATTATAAAGAAAGTACTTGGACTCCTACAGCAGCATCTTCAACAGGAACAATAACAACTTATACTTCTAGCGGTTATTACACTAAAATTGGTAGATTTGTACATTTAACAGCTATAGTAACTTTAACAACAGTAGGAACTGCTGCTGGTCAATTAGTTATTACAAATTTACCTTATTCTTTAATTGGAAATTTTCAATTATCTGGAACTGCTAGAGAAAGTGCTGCTACTGGAGTGTTTTATGTTCCATTTTTTAATTCAACTACACAAATTAATGTTCAAACAATTACAGGCGGAAATCTTACTTGGGTTAATGGTTATCAATATACTATTAACATAACTTATTTAACCGCTTAAAAATAACAATTTTACAGGCAAAAAATGACAACTTTAATACCAAAGATTGATTTACAAAATGGTGGTTCTTCACCTGTAGGAGCAGTCAATAGACCTATTAATCTCAAACTTGCTGAAACAGTAAGTGTTAAAGATTTCGGTGCTGTAGGAGATGGAACAACGGATGATACAGCTGCAATACAAGCTGCTATTAATAGTGTTGCGATTTCAGGTGCAGTTTATATGCCAGCAGGAGTGTATAAAATTACTGCAACTATATTGATTGATAAGCGTATTAAGCTGTATGGTGATGGTGCTATTGAACAAACAGGCACAGGGTACACCGCAGCTACACAAATTCTCAAAGAAGTTAATGATGTCGGCATTAAAGTTACTCAAGGCTTTGTAACTATTGAGGATATTTATTTAAAAGGCGGTACTGCAAATGCAAACGCAGGTATATATGTAGTTGGGCCTTATTTTAATGCAACCAGAGTTACTGTAAGCAATATGGGTGATTCAGGTTTTACTATTGGTTCTGCTACAGCCACTCCAGCAGTAAATGCAAATCTTTGGCGATTAGACAAATGTATTTCTAATGCTAATAATTATGGTTTTGTATTTTCTGATAATCAATCTATTGTAGATAGTAACGGTGGCACAGGTACTTTGTTATCGGCTTCTAATAATACGCTTGATGGTATTTATGTAGATAAAGCTGTTAAAAATACTTTTGTTGGGGTTCATTGTGAAACTAATGGTAGATATGGCGTTAATTTAAACACAAATGCGGCAAACAATACTTTTATAGGTGGCGATTTAGAAGGTAATACAACTAATGATTTATATATAAATTCTACTAATGGGTACAATGTAGTTCAAAACGTAGGTATTTTAGGTACTTATGTAGATAATGATGCTACTACTATACATATTGGGTATGCTGGTCAAGTAGAAATTCCTACAATTGGTACTACTAATTTTGTATCGCAAATTAAATATAGCATAGGAAAACCAGGAATGCCTTTTTCTAGCTATGCTCCAATTAGTCCTGCAACTAATAGCGCAACTGCTGTTGGTTTTACTAATTTATTTGTTATACAAAATAGCAAAACAATGACTGTAACTACAGATAGTGCAATGATGTTTTTTTTAGTTCAATTAAATTCTTCTGGAAAAGGTGTTGTATGTTATGCAACAAATAATTCTTCAGTAATTAATTTTGTAGGCACTCCTGATGCTGTGTTTGCAAATACATCAAGCCCTACAGCGTTACAATTGGGAATTTGGAAAAACAGTAATAGTAATATTATTAATTTTTCATCTGGCTCAAATTTATCTCCTCAAGCATATATTGGTATAAGTTTTTTAGGTTGTAGTATTTCAAATGTAAGTTCTTGGGCTTAAATAAAATTAAATAGGAATAAAATGAATAATACATACACTTGGAAAATAAAATCATTAACAACAATTTCTTCTCCTCCAGCCCCAATTAATGACTATGTTGTTAATGTAAATTATATAGTTACTGGAACAGATGGTAAAAATAGCACTTCAGTAGAAGGAAACACACAATTTCCAATAGAAAATTCTAATGAAAGTTATACAGATTTTAATAATTTAACAGAACAACAAGTTATTGAATGGATTAAAAATTTGCCAAATATTATGTCGAATATTCAATCTGACGTTGATGGCCAGCTACAATTAATTGCTAATCCTCCAGTTTTCCCAAAAATTAAAAATTTGCCTTGGGCTTAATATGAAAACATTTACATTAGAAGACCAAGAAGCAGAGTTTATTGTTCAAGTTATGGGACAATTACCTACACAGTCAGGTGCTTTTCCATTGTTTCAAAAGCTCCAACAGCAGTTTGCTTTAATTACTGAAGAACCAAAAGCGGAATAATATGACAACCACTTACTCACAATCTAGGGACGCAGTTATTAATGGAGCACTCCGTGTATTGGGAGTAATTGGTGCTGGAGATAGCCCAACCCCACAGGACTATCAGAACTGCTCAGAAGCCCTAAATCTGTATATCAAACAACTACAGACTAAGGGTATGCCCTTATGGTTAGTAGAAGACCTCCCAGTACCTATGATAGCAGGTCAATATACCTACACATTAGGCCCAACAGGAGATGTAGTCTGTGACCGCCCATTAAGAGTCGTCATGGCGTTCATTAGAAGCCCTCAGGGGAACGATACAACCCTTCAGGTCATCTCACGTCAAGAGTATATGCAACAGGGCTATAAACCCTCTTCTGGCACT